TCAGCAGAGACCATTGCGGTACATATTGGTGTGTAATAACGGTTGATGATTTGCAGCCAAAACCAACGAAAGCCAAGTTGGATAAGGATAATGCAATCGGTGTTGACCTTGGCATCAAGGATTACGCAATACTCTCAGACGGAACTAAATTCTCCAACCCAAAGCATCTTGAAAAGGAACTAAACAAAGTTGCTCACTTGCAGAAGGTGTTTGCAAGAAAGGACAAGGATTCCAAGAACCATGAAAGGATGAGGATAAAGGTTGCCAAATGTCATAGGACTATAACGAATAAGAGGAATGACTTTTTGCATAAATTGTCAGCACATTTGGTGAGCAACTATGACACGATATGTCTTGAGAATCTTAACGTGAAAGGTATGGAACAGAACCGTCACCTTGCAAGGGCAATCCAAGGTGCAAGTTGGAGTGAATTTGTCAGACAACTTGAATATAAGTCTGATTTTTATGGAAAGAATATACTATTTATTGGTAGGTTTGAGCCAAGCAGCAAGTTATGCCATAAATGCGGTTACATCAACAATGACTTGAAGTTATCAGATAGGGAATGGATATGTCCTAAGTGTGGTGAGATGCACGACAGGGATGTGAATGCTGCAATTAACATCAAGGAGATTGCTTTTGACAAACAGAACCTTGTTGGTGTGTAAAGACATACAAGCCCGTAGGCAAGCGGGTGTAAAGGCTGTGGAGGGAAGAGGTTACGAACCCTGTGAATCAGCAAGTCATATCGGGGTCAAACCCTATATAATTGCCTAATTTTATGTTGGAAAAAAATATTTATTATAAAATAACATTTATATTATATCTTTTATAATGAAATACCTTAAAAAATTTACAACACATTTGGCTTATGAAACATATATAAATGGCAATGACAAGGTACTTCCTAATGTGAGTTACTGTGAGAATGAAAATGAATGTCATTACAATCCATTGGTTATCGAAACAAGAATTGTTGCCAAGTTCAATGTTGAAGATGATAGTGAACCAACGCTGTTATATACTTGTATGTCACAAGGAGGTGTAACAATTAATGGTATAACTATGTTTGACAATGTTGAGTTGGATGGTATTGAGTTATCTATCTCAGACCTTGATACGGCACAAGGACAATATCAGTTATCAGAGGGCGAACATACAGCAAGATATACATTGAAAGACCCTACATTGATTGGGGTTGAAATGGATATGAGTACACAACAAGCGAACGTGGGGGCTACATTCATTCAATGTACTGCTATTAGTGAAGTAAATATACCTAACGGTGTAATTATTATTGGTGGGAATGCTTTCAATAATTGTATTGGTCTTACAAGCATTACAATACCAAACAGTGTTACATCAATTGGTAATTATGCATTCTATTATTGTACAAATCTTACAAGTATTACTATACCTAATAGTGTAACTACTATTGGTCATGGTGCTTTCAGTGGTTGTACTGGTCTTACAAGTATTACTATACCTAATAGTGTAACTACTATTGGTCATGGTGCTTTCAGTAGTTGTAGTGGTCTTACAAGCGTTACAATAGGTAATGGTGTAACTACTATTGGTCAAAGTGCTTTCTCTAATTGTAGTGGTTTAACAAGCATAACTGTACAAGCAACAACACCACCGTCTTTAGGTGATAATTCACCATTTGCAGGCAATGCAAGTGGAAGAAAAATATACGTTCCGTCAGAAAGTGTAAACATATACAAATCAACTAGTGTGTGGTTAGATTATGCATCTGATATTGAAGCAATACCATCAACATAGGAATGATATGTACTTTCACAAACAAGCAAAGAAAGTTGTAAAACCACAAAAAACAGTAAACACACAAGCAAGATTGAAAAGGATAATAAAAAGAAGTGCATACTAACAAATACACACAAAAATAAAATGTCACCTCTTGTAATAAGTGGTGACATTTTAACTTATTGTATTTGCTAATTCTTTTATTCAAAACTACTTTGCCATTGTCTGAAATCATACTGTCTGAAAATATATGCAAGACATTGGGCTAATGTTTCGTCAGAAATACACCTTACAATTGCACGGTTGATTTCATCCTCGCCCAATTCACTAACAGCCAATTCATATGCTTCTTGTGCTTCAGAACTATCAACGACCCAACCGCCATTTTCTGCCTCATTAAGTATTCTTTTTACTGATTCAGAAATCATCCGTTTTAATTCACTTTCTCCTAATCTAATTGTTTGTTTCATATGTGTATAACTGATTATTTTATTATCTTAATTATAAATAGTGAACAAATTTCAATTGTTTTCTGTTATTGTATCATATGAAGTCTGTTTCTATATTGTGTAAAATCTGATTCATCAAGATATTGGTCATACCAATCGCCTGGAACATATATTGGACAATTATTCGTGTCAACGAATACATCTTCTCCCAAAGAAGGTGGTGTTTCATTTAAAACAGTTATTCTTTCAAGTCCGCTGCATCCTGCAAAAGCCTCGTCTCCGATTGCAATGACATAACGTGGTATCGTAACAGACGTAAGACTTGAACAATCATCAAAGCATGTTTCAGGAATAGATTCAACACCATTTGGTATATTTATATCTTTCAATTTATAACAGCCATAGAAAGCACCACTTCCAAATTTTGTTAAATCTTCACCAATAGCGATGTTTTCAATATTATGACAATACATGAATGCTTCTCCCTTAATTTCATTTATTTTTGGAAGAGGTAAATAACTTGATAGATTTTCACAGTTTTTAAAAGCAGCGAATTCAATTGTATGTATGTTATTTTGTGAAGGAATATTTACATTTAACAAATTTCTACAACTAAAGAAAGCACTTTCCTCAATCAACTCTATTGTACTTGGAATAGATACATCGGTTATTTTTATACAATTTGAGAACAATTGTTCAGCAATTGTTGTCGGGTCAATTAAGGTATATTTAACTATGTGTTTTCCTTTTGAGAATTGATAATATCCTTCAGCCTCATCAAGTTCACTTGGTGATACTTCTACACCGTCAATCAATATTTTCGAAAAGTATTCTACAGCATCACCTGCTTCACCGTATCCGTATAAATAAACGTTGGTATTATCAGCATTTACTGTATATGTGATTATTAATCTTGGATCTGGTGTTGGTGTATAATGTGTTTCATAGTTGTCTTGACAATAACTTACGTTTGGCAGCAACGCATCATCACCATTGATATACGCCTCATATTCGGCATGTGTTTCAAAATATTTTAAATATTCATTCATAATGTGATTTTTATTGTTTTATTTACTAATAAATAGTTTTGTTTTTCAGAAAAAAAGAATTATATTTGTAGTAAAAGAAGACAAAAACAAAAAATATAAATATTATGGGAACAAATTACTATGGAAGAATAATCCCAACAAGGGAAAGGAAAGAAGAAATCAAGAAAGCTGTTGACAATGATGATTTCAGGGAGATTGAGCATCTTGTCCACATTACTTATGGTAATCCTGAATATGATTATGAAAGTGGTACATTTGTTGGTGGTGAAATTCATCTTGGAAAACGTTCAGGTGGATGGAAGTTCTTATGGAATCCTAATTGGTACAAAGAAATAAAGGGGCACACAGAATGGGAGGAATTTCCTGGAGGAAGAAGTGGACATTGGGTTGAGGATGGTTTTGATGTTATCAAGTTCTATGATTTGACCAAGGAATCAATTAAATCTTTCATTGACAGAGATGATGTTGAAATTTATGATGAATACGGTGATAAACAAGACAAGGAAGAGTTTTTCAATATGGCTCTTAATTGGGGTTATGATAAGGATGATGAGGGATGGGATGGTGATACCTATGAAAAATGGGAAAAGGAGCAAAATCCTAATCGAAGAACATTCAGTCATTACAATGAATATTGCAAATTCATCGAGAGTTGTGGCTTCAAGGTAAGTGAGTATGGAAGTGATTTTTATTCAGATGGTTTAAGGTTTGCAACATGTACAGATTTTAGTTAAAAATAGCCAAATTAAAATAATATAATATGAAATTAGCAATAGTTGGAAGCAGAACATTTAACAATTATGATTTACTCCTTGATTTCATTCAAGACAATTACGATATTGAAGAAATAACGCACATTGTCAGTGGTGGAGCAAGAGGTGCTGATGCATTGGGTGAACGCTTTGCGGAAGAGTTTGAAAAAGAGAAAATAATATTTCCTGCCAATTGGAAAAAATATGGAAAAAAAGCAGGATTTTTAAGAAACGTTGATATAATCAAAACTTGTGATGAATGTGTATGTTTCTGGGACGGTGAATCTCACGGAACAAAACATGATATAGACCTCTGTAGTGAAATGGGAAAACCATATAAAGTGTGTTACTTTAAAACATATAAAACAAAATGAAAATTCTAAATGACATATATTAAATCTCCAATGAATTATACGGGTGGGAAATATAAACTTCTGCCACAAATACAGCCACTATTTCCAACGGATATCAATATGTTTGTTGACCTGTTTACAGGTGGTGGAAATATTGCAGTTAATGTTAATGCTAATAAAATCATTGCAAACGACAATGAGAAACACGTAATTGACATTTATAAAACATTTCAATCTATGGCAATTGAAGAAATAATTAATGAAATTGAACTCTTAATCAAAACATATGATTTGACTATTGATAATACAGAAGGTTTCAATAATTTAAGAAATGATTATAATAAGGGGGCTTTTGGATTTGGTGGTAGTATTCCATTTTTATCACAAATTGCCCTATTTGTTTTAATATGTTATTCATTCAACCATCAATTCAGATTCAATTCGAAGGGCGAATTTAATATGCCTTTTGGAAAGAATAGAAGCCAATGGAATGATAACATAAAGAAAAACCTCACAAAATTCCATAAGGTAATAACAGGAAAAGACATCATATTCACAAACAAGGATTTCAGAGAGTTAAAGGTGGATAAATTAAAACCAAATGATTTTGTCTATTGTGACCCACCATACCTTATAACTTGTGCCACATATAATGAGAAAGACGGTTGGAATGAACAATGTGAAAAAGACCTGCTTAATCTTTTGGATAATCTCAATTCCCAAAGGGATTTCCATAAACTTCATTGGAAAATCCCTATTTCTATCATATGGTGTTGCGTTTTTGTTTTTTTTGAATTAACTTTGTATTAGTTATAAATAAACAAAAAAAATAAAATTGAAAAAACAAGTATTATGAAGAAATTTGCTTTTATATTAATGTTGATTATTGGAAGCATTTCAATGACTTCCTGTATTACTGAAGCATATGCTGAAACAGGCCTTTATGATGATGATTTTGAAATCGTTGTACGTTATGGAACACCTTATTATTATGGCAATGCATTAGTGTATTATTATTACAATGGATATTATTTCTATCCTTATAGGTATAACAATGTATGGAGATATCACAGGTATGACAGACCTTTGCCACCACCAAGGCATCACAAACACGGATATACAACAAGACCTCATCATCCAAATGGAAATATTCATCATCATGAGCAGCCGATTGGCAGGGGGAACGGAAACGTGACACCACATAACCCACCAAGGGGACACAATAACAATGGAAATATTGGAAGACCTAATGTGAGACCAAGGAATAATGGTGGAAATATTGGACGACCATCAATACAACCACAAAGACACAGCCCATCAATGGGAAGAAGTGGTGGTTCTTTTTCAAGACCAAGCAGCACACAAGGAACATTTGGAAGAAGGCATTGAAATAAAAAATGCAGCCAGAAATGGCTGCATTTGTTTTAATATGTTATTCTTTCTAATTCGTCCACATCACTTTCCTCATCAAAATATGGGTATTTTGATTTTTTTGGTAAGTCTCTAATATCAGATAAAGTATCAGAATAATTTTTGATAGTCATAATTATAGTAATTCACACCTTATTATATATAAATATAAGTGTTTGAGTGTAAGTTTAGTTAAAAAATCTTAATGTACAAAAAATAAATTGATTTTTATTTGGTACTTTCAAAAATTTGTTATACCTTTGCATCAGATTTAAAAAACAAATAATATTTAACCATTTAAAAAGTTCAAAATTATGGCAAATGTAAATGTAAGACCAACAGAGGCAAGAGAGATTTCGTGGAGACTTTTCGGTACTAACTTTTCACACCCTGTTAGTATAGAGGATGCTATCAAGGAGGCAGGATTGGACTATAAGGTTGAGAGTGAGCCATTGATTCGTGTTCCTCAGTATGTTATTGATGCTATCAAAAATGGTGAGAGTGTTGATTTCACTCCAAGTATTGAGAGCATCATCACAAGCCACAAGAGCACATTCCGTACTGACACCAACACAACTTTGGGTGTGACAGGTTCAAATTATGGAATCGTTGACAACACAAAGGCGTTTGAATTCATCAAATTCATCAAGGAGGTGAGTGGTGAAGACCCAATGATTGAGACCGCAGGTGCTTTGGGCTACGGTGAACGTATGTTTGTAACTTGCAGACTTGGTGCTGACTGTTATTTGGATGGGAACAGTGATGCAGTTAAAAACTATGTTGTGTTCAGCAACAGTCACGATGGTAGCGGTGCTGTTATGGCTTTCTTCACCCCAATTAGGGTTGTGTGCTCAAACACTTTGAATATGGCAATCCGTGGTGCAGTGAACAAGATTGTATTCAAACACACCAAGAATGTCAACAAGCGTCTTGATTGGGAGATTGAAGAGAATCGCAGAAAAGCACTTGAGGTGTTCTCACGTTCCGTGCAGTTCTCAAAGACATTTGTTGACAGAATGTTGATGTTGAAGGCTGAGACGTTGACTACTGAGGAAATTAGGGATATCACTCACAAGATGTTCTTGACTCCAAGTCAGTTCGATTTATTCAGCAAGAACAATTACAGCGTTGACGGTCTTGATGAAATCAGCACACGCACGAAGAATCAGATTTTGGCATTCAAAGATGCTCTTGACTTTGGAATTGGTCAGGAGAACTATCGTGGCACTAAACTTTGGATGCTCAATGGAATGACAACTATGTTGCAGAATGAGCGTGTATGGAAAAGTGAGGAGGACAAGTTCAACAGCATTATGGATGGCGATGTGGCAAAGAAGACACAGAAAATGTATGATTTGCTTATTGCAGCATAAACGATGCTTAATTGATACAAAAAAGCACTTCAATTTGAAGTGCTTTTTGTTTTAAAGCAATATTTATTGTTAGATATGTTTTCAATTTTTGAATTTTATGTTAAAAAATGGTTTTAAAAATTATTTAACAGAAGCAATTGACCGTATTGTAAGGAAAGTTTTGACAGAAATGGCAAACAACAATTTGAAAATGAATGAATTTGAAAGGGATATCAAATCATTTGGTTTTGTATTTAGAAATGGCGGTACAGGTTCTGGAAGAGTTTATTCAATAAAAGATAAAAACGGTGGAACTCAAAGTGTCACAGTGCATTATCATCCAGCTACAAAAAATGTTAAAGCAGATTCAGTTAGACATGTATTCAATACACTTAGAAATATAGGTTGGTTTGAAGATGCTGAAAATTTCAGAAGGTTTCCTTTTTCAAAATGGGGTTTTTCTCCAAAGAATGTGTATGTTGACACAACTGATGATGATATCTCAAGAGCAAACCAAAAATATAAAAATGCTACAGTTAGACCTATTTTCCCTATGAAAAATTCAATTTGTACTCTTGAAAACGGAGAAAAGGTAAATTTATGTCGCAGTACTAATGACAGAAGACCTCTTTTGGATGTATGGTTTGACCTTTATGAATATGATGAGGAAACACATACAATACCTTGTTTGAAACATTACAATTATCAAGACTCCATAATAATTTGTTTTCCAATAAGAAAAGATGGAACTTTAGATGTTGAGAATAGGTTTATAGAAAGATAAGAAAAAGCACCTCTTTTATTGAGGTGCTTTATTTGTTTTAGATGCTAAATGTGAATGTATCTGTTGTTGAATTGCTTCCATCAACTCTTATTACATCACCATCACTGAAGTTTTGTTCTGCAAATTCAAGAATGTTGTTTGTTGGTGTTGCTGTTGCAACTGAACTATTATTTACATATAATGTAAATGTGCCTATTTGGTTGGTGTAGCACTTTATTACCCTATTTGTTGTTTTAGTATAGTCTTTTCCACATATATGCACGAAAGGTGTTGGATTCCACCATGCTTTGTATAGGTAGAAAGTATCTTTCTTTGTTATATGGTCTCTTTCAACAAGACCTTTATCATTAAGTCTTCTAAGATTATCATTTGTAGAGGTATTTTCACCATCAATACATACCGTGTAACCCTCATTTCTATTTGATACAGCAATATCAAATAACTGCCATTGTGAAGCATATAACAATTGTGGATAATTTTTAATAGTTGCAATATGTCCTTCATGCAACCACATCATATATTCAATGTCATGCCTTGCGTAGTTGCCTCTTGTGGTTGTGTTCATAAAGTCATCAGAGTGACAAGATTGTGTACCGCCACATCCATATTCTGAATATGCCATTGGTTTACCAACTCTGTCTAACGTATTTGCAAGACGTGTGTTTAATTGTGACGTAGGCGTATTTGAGTTTGGACTATCATACCAACCAACATATATATTACATCCAAACCAATCAACATTACTTGGGTCATTGTAATAAGCACTTGGACTTACGCCAGGACTTTGTGCAAGTACATAACCAACCATACGTTCTGAATCAAGTGCCTTGATTTGTGATACATACCCCTCAATCTTTGTTTTGGCAAATGCTTTATCATCAGTTGTTGTTTCATTACTTAATCCCCAGAACATTATACATGGGTGATTATAATGTTGATTTACCATATCAGAGTATTGTGTTTCAAGGTGTGTGTAGTAATCAGTAGGCATTGTTGATTGCATTTTATTTACACAAGGCCCTTCTGTCTGTACAATAATACCTAATTGGTCACACCTATCATAAACCTCTTTTGGATGCGGATAATGTGCTAAACGTAAGAAATTACAACCAACTTCTTGTATTATATTGAATGTCTGTGTGTAATCAGCATCGGTTAAAGCATTTGCTTTTCCGTCAATATCATCATGCATACAACAACCTCTTAAAAGATATGGAGAACCATTCAGTAAGAAACCTGTATATGGATTTGCCGCTGTACCAACTTTTACAATATCATTTATAACATATTCATAGAACCTCAAACCGTAAGGTCTTTGGAATCTGTGATACAATACGTCATCCTTTGATATTTCCATTGTAATTGTGTAAAGGTGTGGGTCTGCCTTACCATTCCAAAGATGTGGATTAGTAATAGTTGTTGTAAATGTCATTTCTGTACCATCACTTACTATTGTATCAGACCAACTATATGTACCATCAGTAATTGAACACATTACAGATGCGCCATTAGGTACTGTTGTTCTTACATTTACTGTTGCGGATGCTGTTGTTACACTTGAAGTGACATGAAAACCATCATAACCATAATTCATTGTAGGAAGACAAGGACTTGTAAATAATTTTACATTACCAAGTGTTGCATTGTAGTTGAAGTCACCAGCAGCAGGTGCAAGATAATTACCCTCATTGTTCTTCAGTGCCACCTTTATATTGTTTGTACCACTATGAACATAATTCGATATATCAACAGTAAATGCTGTATAACCACCCCAGTGTTTTTCAACTAATACATCATCTACATATACACTTGCAGATTGGTCAGCGTGTTGAAACCATAAATAGGCAGGTTGTGCTTGCTTTAATGCAAATGATGTCTCAAAATTAAATGTGCCTTTTGCATAATTTGAAGAATGTCCATCAATACCATTAACTGAATAAGGTGTTGTAATTTCATTACCACTATATTGCCATTTCTTCAAATCTCTGTTTGATGCTTCAATTGGTACATCACTTACATAAACACAAGTCTGAGTTATTACCCTACTCTCACTACCGTTTAATTCAGAATATGTTTGAACGATAGTGTCAGTGTTTATTGTTAATGGTGTACTGTATGCTGCATAATTTCCTGTGTTGTTCAATTTATAATAAATTGTTGCACCTTGTGTTTCACAACTTAATGTTATTGTGCTGAAACCATCATATGTAATTGTTGGTGGAACAACAGCAACATTATCATAAACGAGCCAATTTGTAGGAATACCACTTGTTCCTCTTGACCAAGTACTTGTAGTAACACCGCTATCTTTCACAAATGTACCACTTGAAGCAACACCTTTAAGCCAATCTGTTTTACATTGAGATGTAGTGAAACCTGCTACAGCCATACATTTTACAAAATTAAGAGTTGAACAATTTATAAACATATTACCATAACATTCTGCAACCAATGTTTCAGCAAGAAGTTCAGGAGCAGTTGTTATTGCACATTTTTCAAACATATACCAATACACACCTTTTGCTAATGTAGTAGCAGGTAATGCAGGAGGTGTTGCCAAATAAGTACACCAACTAAACATTGCACGATAACAATATTCCCTTAAGGTTGTTGCTGGCAATATAAGGTTTTCTGCTGATACACACTTTGCTTTCTTAAATAGTGAGCAAAAATTATATGTACCGTTATTGAATAAGGTTTTTCCTATAAAATTATCACCATATATAAGTGACATTATATTACCTTCAATATCAAATTCGGCCGCATCATTATCATATGTTGCTTGTCCACTTGTTCCTGCTTCTCCGTGACCAAAACCCGAATAGGCACTTTTACTTGTTGCATAATTTGCATTTGTACCTCTGAATCTAACCACATCATTAACACCAACTGTTATTTCTATTGGAGTGGCTGCTGATGTAATTGTTGTCCATGTACCATTATTCAAACTATAATCAATACTTTTTGGTAAACTATTAGAACGCCAGTACACCTTGCCTGCTGTACGTATTCTAAATGTCAAATAATCATTCGCATAATCGTGTACTGGATTATATGTGCAATTTTCAGTAACAACACTACTTATGCGACCATGAAATGTTGAATATGCTTGAACAACAACATCTTCAAGTATTGCTATTGGTGTGCTATATACGCCATAACTGCCTTCATCTAATTTATAATAAATTGTCGCACCTTGTGTCGCACAAGTTATTGTTACTTGTTCACCATTACACATTATGATAGGTGCTACCAACACAACAGGTGCATATGTACAAGTTTCATTCGTTTCATGACTATATTGTCCATTTAATTCTGCCTTTGCATAAACAACGGTTGTTTCATTAATTGGAAATGAATCAAGGTATTCTGTATATGTTCCTGAACTTCCTAATTTGTAATAAATTGTTACACTTGGTGTATCACACATTATAGTCACATACTCGCCATCACAAGTAATAACAGGTGTTGCAATGCCATTGTTATATTCACAAGTTTCTGTAACAGTTTCACTTGTCAAACCATTCAATTCAGAATAGGCTTCAACAATGGTATCATCATTAATCTCTATTGGTGAACTGTAATTGACAAAACTTCCGCTTCTATTTAATCTATATTTGATTGTTGCACCAACAGTAGTACAAGTTATTGTTACATATTGACCATTACATGCTATTATTGGTTCATCCATTCCATTGTCATAAACACAAGTTTGTGACACCGTAGTACTTGTTTCACCATCTAATTCAGAATATGTTTCAATAAATGTATCAGCACTTATTGCTATTGGTGTGCTATATGTTAAATAATTTCCACTATGATTCAACTTATAATAAATGGTTGCACCTTGTGTTGCACAACTTAATGTTATATTCATACCATCACAATTGATAACAGGTGCTTCAATGCTTGAAAGCCTTACTATTGAGAAGTTTAACACCCTAATATTTGAATAACGATATGGGTCTCCATTTTCATCCATTGCATAACCAATTGTTGCTCTAAGATATCTTAATTCTGGTAAATCAGGGAACGTGTTGCTTGCCATATATGAAAAACCACCAATGGACTCGGTACATACAAAATTATTGGTACTTTCAGTAGGTTTATATGTTATTGTGATATCATATTCATAAATGTTACTTGAACCATTAAATTTATTGTTATCTGTGGTAGTAATTATAGTATTTGCGTTGCTACCTGTAATAAATTGTGTTCCAAGATTTACAAATTTGTTAGTACTTGTTTGTCTTAACTGAAAACCATACCAAGGTTCAGGCGTTGCCCTTTTCATTGTTAATATGTTGTGATGGTTTTCATTTTGCTTTACTGGCTGATTACTGAAATCTATTATAAAATGTATGTTCATTTCAAAACCATGTGTCAAATCAAATGCATAATAATCAGTGTTTATACCATCTTGATTGAAAATCTTTTCGCCATTTTCACTACCACTTGTATCAATAGTATAACCTGTAACAACACTGTCACCATGTTCATCATATTCAACCTCTTGTGTACTGATATTGCCTTCCGTGTCACCACTGACATTGCTACCGTTAGTTGGATTTCCTTCAGGGTCGTAATTTGTGGTTGTTCCGATATAAGAACCGTCACTGCTTGTTATTGTTGTTGATTCTGATGTTTGTGTCAGTTCACCGTTCTCATCATATACTGATGAATTTGATTCCGTTGTTGAAGAACCATCCGCAGCAGTTCTTGTTGTTTCTGTAGTTTCAACGGTAGAACCGTCCTCATTTTCTGTTGTTGTGACATTTGTTATTACTGATGCACCTTGGCTGTATGTTACAGTACAATTCTTTATTGCCTTTGTTATGCCATGCACAACAGTTATTGATATGTCAGAATTGTTTGCACCACTTAATACCGTTAGTAACCCTGTTTGCGTTATGGTTGCATATTGGCTTCCACTTGTTATTTGCCACGATATGTTATTTGTTATCTTTTTTCCGTTTAGTGTTGCCGTGCATTGAAAGGTTTCCGTTTCTATGTCATCATCACACATTATATTAATAATGCTTGGAAAATACGTATTCACTCTTTTTTCTCTGCAATACGTTACATTTGGCCTTTTCAATAGATTAACACTACTACTATACTCGCTATAACTTGTAAAAAGGCTTATAAATTTGGACATTTCTATTTCAATAAATTATGTGCTTAATGATAAATAGTGTCAATTTTTAGTCGTTAGTCTTAAAAAACTTTAAAGTTGAAAAAAAACTCAAATAATGTTTGGCAGTTTAAAAATTTTTATTTAATTTTGCACACAGAAAAGAAAAAAAAATAAGTTATGTCAGATTTGATATTTGGTTTGATAGGTTCGATTATAGTGATATGTATTTGCTATTTGTTGGCAATATATGATAAAAAGTAGTATTAACAAAATAACATAAATATATTAACTTATGAACAAAAGATATGTTGGGTCAACAGAGGACCGAATTAACAAATGGATGAGGATGTGTTTGCAATGGCAATTTGATATCCGAAGGGGTATTGAGAGGAAATCAAGCCATTATTACACAAAGTACCATGTTGGAAAATATCCGAAAAAGTATTTTGAGGACTTGGCTTATTCAGTGGTTGACAGGGATTATGTCATCAACAAGATGAATCTCATTTCAGAGGACAGAATGAAGTATGACAAAAAGCGTGGCATTAACAGCAATAAGGTGGTTATTCAACAAGTTGACATTCCAAATTATTCAGTTAAGCATAAGACAAAGGGAATTAAGGTTGACGATAATACAATTGTTAAAAACGTAGCAAAAAGCAATAAGAAATGACAAATGAACTTAAACAAAAATTGAGCGGTCAGAAGATGGATTCTTTTGATGAGTATCTTAAGTGTTTTCTTCAATCCATTTGGCATAGAACATATTCTAATGTGGAGATTGATGACACTTTGCCTGTGCTTGTTCTTCTTGAAAGTGGAATCATAAAGGAAGCAAGGTATCTGAAGAATGAGAACTTGTTCAGATGCTCTGATGATTCTGTTGCTTATAGAAATGACGTTGTTAAGTTTATGTATATTGAGGATTTGGTTTTTTGAGAAAAATGGATAATAAAGATTTAGACAAACAGTTAAAAGATGTCATCGTTAAATCAAATAAAGTGATAGATGAAAAGATAAAAAAAAGACAGGAATATAATTACAAATGTCTTGAGATATTGAAAGAGGTAATTGAGAAATATCCTGATTGGAGATTTACACAAATCATTTTCAATCTTGGTCTTGCAGAGGACAGATTCTATATGGAATCAGTTGATACCTATTATTTTATGGAAAAAACAAAAAGAATGTGTGGAATAATACAGTAGAAATATTTAAAGATTTTTAACAAAAAAATTTTGGTAATTTCAATTATTTGTTATACCTCTGCATACAGAAAAATAAGATAAAAATGAAGCAGTAAAAGATAGTGACTATTCTCCTTATAAAGATATAATGTTTAGTTTATTTAAGAAATTTTATGAAGAAACAATTGCATCATGTGACGGTAATCAAAATCAAATTAATACAATCAAAAAACAAGATTGCGCACAAGCATTGTTTAAAATACTTTCAGAAGTTATAACTCTTTGTGAAAGAAATAATGTTTCATATGTTAAAAAAGTTTATAAATGTTTAAATATTATAATTAATTTCATTAATGGTATGGATAGAAGGTATAAATTTAAACAAGTATTGGGTGGAAAACAAAATGCAATTGGTTCATATTTTGCCCAAGAAATTATAAAACACACAAAAGATGAATATATTCGTAATGCAATGCGCAAAGCAGCATAATTTAAATGGGGAATTAATTCCCCATTTTTTTTATTCTCTCTTCTGTCATTTTTATATATTCTTCTTCTGTATCAAAACCAATAAAATTACATCCATGTTTAACCGCAGACACAGCAACTGTACCGCTCCCCATAAACGGGTCTAATACAATTATTCTTTCTCCTTGTGCAACATTTGGTATAATATTATCAGGTAAATCTATTGGAAAAGGTGCTGGATGTTTTGTCTTTTTTTGCGGCTGCATTCTCCAAACTTCTGAATTAAATAATGTTTCATCTTGTCTTTTAAATCTGGGATTTTTTTGTTGCTTGATGAGCCAAAAAATATATTCTGTTGTTGGAATATATCTACATTTATCAAGATTAGGTGAACCTCCTCTATCCCATACAATTAATTGTCTAAAAATAAAATTACTTTTATTTATCCACTCCAAAGGAAATGATGCTTTATTTTTTTTCACCCTTAACTTATGATTGTAAAACATTGAACCGTCTGTTTTTAATACTCTAAAACATTCATTTAATATTTCAATCTGCCATTTTTGATATTTTTCTTCTGGTATATTATCAACATCTACATCACCCCCATAATCAATTGTTTTATTCCATATATCATTCTTCTGACTTCTTTTATGCACACCGTTAAAACCTGCTTTATTATAAGGTGGTGAAGTGATTATCAAATCAATTGAATTATCATCAAGCATTTTTAAACCTTCAAGACAATCCATTTTATAAATTTTGTTTATTTCTAACATATTAAATTTTAGTTTCTTGTATTTTTTATAAAAATACGTTATAATTCAATATAAATCAAATAAAGGTGGTAAAATCAATTTACCACCTTTTGACTTTTTTGTATTATAAAAATCAAGGATTACCATTTGCTGCCCATGCAAGTTCATCAAGTGCTGATGCAATATCAGTATTTTTCGCCCATTCTTCAAAGCCGTTTTCCGTTGGTTGTTCACCGTATTCTTCGCATTCTTCTTTATAAGAATACCATAAATCTTCTTCAACATCATTTGCATTAAGTGACACACCTTTCCACAGTATTTCTGGGTCAGACCATTCACCATGCCAAATATATGTAGAACCTGGAACACCTCTGTATGTTTCTTTTGAATTTGTCCAAACATTACCGTCATCATCTTTATGATAAAGATGTCCACCTTCATTAATCTTTCTTATACTTTCAGAAACAATTCGTTTTATCTTTTTATTGATTGTTTCTTTCAATTGCCATCCTTTTCCTTTTTTATATTTATATTTTCCGTTAGCATATTTTTCCATTTCATCTTCAGCACGTTGATATGCATCTATTGTACTTTTTGATGGTTTCATTTTTGATTTTGGGTTAATAATTGAATTGTTTGTTTCACCTTTACCTATGTTACGAACACTATGCATTCGTGCATCTAATGGTGTCCAACTTCCCATTCCAACACCATATTGTCCGCTTGGTGTAAAATTGTTACCATGAACATCTTGATTTGCTTTTTGACCATAATACTCCAAATTATCATCTGGTTCTACATATCCATAATCTCTATTAAATGCTCTTTCTGCGGCATCAGCAAATTTCCATGCTCTATCTTCTTCGTCATCATTTTCTGCACTGTCATATGCTTTTTTTGCTGCATTCATATATGTTTTCCAATCCAATTCGTTGATTATCCCTTTCACGGATTCCGAAATCATTCTTTTCAATTCTGACTCTTTCAATCTAATTGTTTGTTTCATAACTTTATTGCCTTTTATTATTCTAATTATTTGTCTATTATAAATAGGCAGTAGAAAACAAAAAAAAATGCCAACTTCTGATGAAATTGACATTTTTCATAAATATGTGTATTTTTAGTCAGCAACCACAGTATAAACTTTCATTCCATCTTCAACGCTTTCAACAACGTGATAGCCTTGTGCCACATATGATACAGGACCGTTTGGCTCACCATATGTTACAGCAGGATTGAAGCCATAGAACTTACCACCACGTACTATGATATTTGCCGTTCCGTTCTGATAGTTTGCATCCAAGCAGTTCAATAGGAATTTGAAGTTGCCATTTGCATCCTTATCACAAGCATCAGGATTTGTAAGTTTAAATGTACCACCGTTTACCTCAATAACACCCTTTTCTGCATACAATACGTGAGTTGCGCCCTCAATGTTGCCACCGTTGATGACAACAGATGTCATTGAACCGTCACTTGCCGTTGACCAAATTCCATAATCAGCAGGAGTTATGAAACTACCCTCACCGTTGATTTCCAATGTTGCGTTTGCACGTAGTTTGAAACCTGCAATTCCACGTGAGTTGTTAACAGTAATTGTGTGGTTGTTCAAATTCCAAACAATGTTGTCATTTGAGAACGTTCCAACTGAGAAGTTCCCACTATGATTAATATCTTCGGTTAATGTATGTTCACCTGTTGTGTTCAATATTGACTGATTGCTGTTTGTCACGTTGTCTTTGATATAATCAATTGAACAACCATCCGCCAATGTATAATCTTCAACAACAGATGCTATGTCTGCTTGACGTGCGACCTTGACAAGAACGTTACCTTGTGTTACGTTAAGGTTTTCAATATGAACGTTTTTGTTGATTATAAGAGTGTTTTGACTTACGGAAGCATCAACATTAACCCATTTTCCACTGCTCATTGTAACTGTAGCACCAGGAGCATCAAGAACAACACTTACTTCATCACCTGCGGCATTCTTGCTTGTTAATGTGATTGCTGCATTTGAAGTGGAAGTTACTGTTGCACCCTCTGCAAACATTGCATTGATAGTCAAAGATTTTGTTGTTTCTTGTGTGATAACAACATTTTGTACCGTTGCGTTGTTCTGTACGGTCAATGAAGCATCAGTTACGGTAATTGTATCAAATTCACCGTTGTTCAATGTGATTGTTGCTGCACTGTAATTCTCAACTGCTGGTGCGGTTACTGTTAAATCAGTTGGTTGTTCACTTGTATTGTTGATGGTTACACCGTATCTTGATGTTAATGTCAATTCGGTATCGGGTTCAAGTTCAGCCGTGATTGTCTTTGATTTAGTTGTTTCTGGTACGACAATGTTATCAATGCCACCGTCATCAAAAGTCACGTTATTGGAATCAGCCAATGCTTGATTTACAATCACGTTATTGACATCAGTATCACGTAGATTCAATAATGAGAGTAAACCTTGATATTTTCTTTCAAGAACAATTACCTCTGGTTTCTCATCAACTTCCCTTACTGATTCATCAACATATTCTTTTATTGATTTTTCACGTGTAACTTGTTCAATAGCAGGTGTTTTAATGTCACCGACCTCAACGCCATCAGGTAACTCGTCACCTTCTTGCCAGTAAGTTGCTTCTTGTCCTTCTACTTCAACAACAGTTCCCAAATTACCTATTTTGTCTTCGATTTCACCTTTGTTGTATACTTCGGCTGCGTTTGCTTTTGTTGAAATTGCATCACTTATAACACCGATTGTTGTTTGGTTTCCATCAAGGACTTCAGCAATTTCCTTTAATGTGTCCAATGTTGACGGTGCATCACCAACTATGGCAGCAATTTGGGCATCAACGAAAGCAACAGTTGCATAATTAACAAGTGATTGGTGTGATGTCAAATATTTTCCATCACTTTCTTCTTTTGTATAAGAATCACCGACATTGGCTTTATCAGATATATCCTGATGTTCTGTCAAATACGTTTCCTTGACAACTCGACTTGTGATAGAGTCATTTTCGCCTGGTTCAATATACACTCTGAAATTATAGTTATCAGAAAGAGTGAATACACCTACAAAGGCAAATAATGCTGTGTCATTTTCTGTAAGTTTTTCATAACCGTTCAAATACAATTCAACTGTGCTGTTATATATTGCATTTAAGCAAACCCTATCGAATTCATTGAATGCGGATGTGATATCACTGTATTTGATGTTACCAAAATTGGAAGTTATCTCGTCATTAACTTCAGTTATTGTTATATTGAAGATTTTTATTGTCTTAATATCACTGTTGGTTATAAATCCACTGTCGTTAGTCAATTCACTAGTTTTTGTTGGAATGCGCCCAACGTTATTGTTATGTGACATTGTGTTTTGGGTTTCAAATGCAGCACTGATTTCGGCACTTACCTCTTCTTTTGTGGCAAAAGTTTCCATAGTGGCATCTTGTTCCTGATTTTTTTCATTTATTTCAGCAACAGTTTCCTCCAAATCACTTATAAGGTCTTTGATATCAACCTCAGTTGTGACTTCACCGTTTTTCGTTTCCATCACGAAAACAAGTTTTTTAGTTTCTGCATTGTAACTTACATTACTCAAGAACTGGTCTTTCGGTATGTTTATCTGACCACTGTCAGTACCATTCACAAGAAGTTTGTATAAAAGGTCTTGACCTTCTATTTTGATATCCAAATCTGATAAGGCTTCACCAATTGCTTCTTGAATTTTTGATTCATCAACATTTGAGTCTACCATTGATAGGGAATTGTTGTCAACAAAATCCCAATTGAAAGGTGTTTTATAAATTGACATTTTTCTTTATTTAAAACGTTTATTATCTTTTTAATAAATATTCTATTTTTTTTGGATAATTGAAATTATTGCATTATATTTGCACTTGGAATTTTAATTTATATACAATATGATCTTATTAGAACAAATATTTTTAGGGTTATTTTTGGTTGTTTGTCTTCTTGGGCTTATAGGTTGTTTATTGTTTTTAATTGAAAGAATAATGATTTATCCTTTTTCAATATATTATATAAGGAAGAACACAAATCGGTTGCAATGGAAAGCAGTTGAAATATCTGAATCAAAAGAAATGGCAATGAATAATCATGAAGTTGCCTTTGTTAATAATAAAGGAGAAATAATTGAAAAAGCAAATTTGTACAAAAGTTTTAATCTTCAATACAGAATATTACCTTCTGAGTTGCCTTTTTTGATAAATGTTTTTGGGGATAACGAATGGAAAGATTTTTCACAAAAAAAGGGTTCAATATTTTGTGATAAAGAGCAATTCAAAGAATGTGTTGAGAAATTTAAAACATATGGCGATTTGATGAATTATCATCAAGAAAAAAGTGATTTAACAATTTGGTATGAACCAGAAAATTAAATAAATAAATAAAACATTTAAAAATATGTCAAATAAAGATTGGACAGGTAATTACAAAAGCACATATGTAACATTAGGTGCAAGCAATCACACAGACAAAGAAAGACAAAATGAGGATTATTATGCAACTGACCCAAAAGCGATTGATGGGCTGAAAAAAGTGTTTGATATTCCAAATGTTGTTTATGAATGTTGTTGTGGACAAGGACATTTATCAAAACGTTTGGAAGATTTTGGTCATAAAGTTTATTCAACAGATTTGGTTGACAGAGGATATGGGGTTGGTGGCGTTGATTTTCTTAAACTTGATAAAATGCCTTATGATGACTGCAATTGCATCTTAACAAATCCACCTTATAAATTTGGAAGTGATATTGTTGTTAAAGCACTTGATTTGTTGTCCGATGGTGGTTATTGCATAATGTTCCTTAAAACAACATTTTTGGAAAGTAAAAAAAGATATAATGAATTATTCTCAAAATATCCACCAAAATATATGTTTCAATTTGTAAATCGTGTCTTATGTGCTAAAAACGGTGATTTTGAAACAATGATTGCTGGTGGTGGATCCGCTGTTGCATATGCGTTCTTCGTTTGGGAAAAAGGTTATAAAGGTGATACAATAATAAAATGGATAAGTTAGGAATTGAATTTAGACAGAGCAGTACAGGCAGTCACTCCCCATGGCATTTAGATATAGCGGATGAATATAATGAATCATTATTCGGAACTTCTGACATTGGCTATTTTGTGAAAATCGGTGAAGATATATATAAAATAAATTTCTTGCATCATTATTGGAATTTATATGATTATGTGCGTATGCTTGAAGAAATGAATAACAAAGGTGAAATTACCACTAAAGAAGTCTTGAAAGAGATTGATGATATTGTTAACAACAAAAATGAAGACTTCAAAATGGAAAAATGCATACCATTGGATGAGTTTAGAAAATTAATGGAAAAAAGAAAGAAAAAATGAGCAAGGAAGAAAATCATATTCCGCATCCATATGAATTATTTGGAATTGAATGTGGAAAAGGTTGGCATAAATTGCTTGAACCAATCATTGGATATATTGAAACATATAACAAAGACAAAGATGAAGAACATCAAATAAAATTAACACAGGTAAAGGAAAAGTGGGGCTTGTTGAGGATTTATGTCAACTTTGGCACTCATGAATTGTATGAACTTATTGATGAAGCAGAAGATAAATCGCAAAATGTATGTGAATTGTGTGGTACAGAAAAAAATGTCGGCACTAAAACAAGTGGATGGATGCTCACATTATGTCTTGATTGTATGAAAAAAGAAACACAAAAGATAGGAATACAACAATTTTGGCAAAGAAATTCTGATAAAAAACATTTCATTATAAAAACAGATGAAACAATAGAAGAATTATGAATAAATTTGAATATAATAAATTCACACTATACAATGAAGATTGCATTGGTGTGATGGAAGAAATGCAAAAACATAACATTGGCGTTGATTTGGTTGTTACAAGCCCGCCATATGATGATATACGAACATATAATAATTCTTCAACTTGGAATTTTGAAACATTCAAAAAAGTTGCACAAGGATTGTGGAACATAATGAATGATGGTGGCGTAATTGTATGGGTTGTCGGTGATGCTTGCATAAACGGAAGTGAAACTGGTACATCATTCAAACAAGCATTGTATTTTATGCAACTTGGTTTCAAATTGCATGACACAATGATTTATGAAAAAAACTCGTCTTCTTTCCCTGCAAGAAAAGGCTCAAAAAGATACACACAGATATTTGAATATATGTTTGTTTTTGTAAAGGGTAAAATACATGATTGTAACTTAATTACAGATAAGCCGAATAAATGGGCAGGTTTCACAAATTGGGGAAATAACACGCAATATAATAAGGAAGGTGAATTAATATCAACAAACAATATAAAACCAGTCCCTGAATTCTCATTGAGAAACAATATATGGAAATATACGGTTGGTTTCAATACAAAGAAATTCGGCAAGCATCCTGCCGTGTTCCCTCTACAGTTGGCTGTTGACCATATTTTGTCTTGGTCATTGCCTCATCATGTGATTTTTGACCCATTTTTAGGTAGTGGAACAACTATGGATGCATGTATTAAAACAAATAGGGGAAACTTTATTGGTAGTGAAATTGATAAAGAATATTTTCAAATTATTGAGAAAAAAATAGATTTTTATAAAAATGGTGGAACACTTTGAAAAAGAAAACAACTGAAGACTTTGTTAATGAGGCAAGAAAAATACATGGTGACAGATATGATTATTCAAAAGCAGAATATGTTAATACAAGAACCAAAATTTGTATAATCTGTCCGATTCACGGTGAATTTTGGCAAAAACCTCTATTACATATAAATCAAAAATGTGGTTGTCCAGAATGTAATGGAACAAAAAGGAGAACAACAGAGGATTTCATATCTGAAGCCAAAAAGATACATGGTGACAGATATGATTATAGTAAAGTTATATATAAAAATGTCAATGAAAAAGTTTGCATTGTTTGTTTGGAACACGGTGAATTTTGGCAAACGCCATATGAACATTTAAATGGACATGGATGCCCTAAATGTAGCGGAAGGGCAAAACTGACAATAGAAGAATTCATAGACAAAGCCAAAGAAATACACGGTGATAAATATGATTATTCAATGGTGGACTATATAAATAACTCCACCAAGGTATGTATAATTTGTCCACAACATGGTGAGTTTTGGCAAACACCAAGAGAGCATTTAAAGGGGCATGGGTGTTTCGAATGTGGAAAGGTAACATTTTCACAGAAGAAGAAATTAAGCACAGAAGAATTTATCAGCCGTTCATTAAAAATTCATAACGGGTTTTACGATTATAGTAAAGTAGATTATAAAGACTACTACACAAAAGTATGCATAATTTGTCCAGAACATGGTGAATTTTGGCAGACACCATATATACATTATGCTTGTGGTTGTGGTTGTCCTAAATGTGCAAAACAGCAATCAAAAGGTGAAGAGGAAATTGTTGAGTTTTTACAAGAAATTTGTAATTTAAAAATTGAAACAAGAAATAACAACATCATTAAACCATATGAATTAGACATATACATTCCAGAAAAAAACATTGCGATTGAATATGATGGCTTGGTTTGGCATTCAGAACAATTCGGTAAGGATAAAAACTACCATTTGAATAAGACTGAATTATGTGAGAAACAAGGTATCAGATTGATTCATATATTTGAGGATGAATGGCTTGAACATAAGAATATTGTCAAATCAAAACTTAAACACATATTGGGTTTTGACAATGATTTACCAAAGGTGTTTGCAAGAAAATGCGTTGTTAAAAAAATAGATAAAAAAGCAATAAAAAGGTTTTTAATTGAAAACCATATTCAAGGGAACGGTTTCAGTACTGTGTGTCTTGGGTGTCATTACAAAGATGAACTTGTAGGTGTAATGTCATTCAAAAAAGAAAGAAATGATTCAGATAAATGGGAATTGACAAGGTTTGCAAGTGATATAAACAAGCATTGCGTTGGTGTGGCAGGGAAATTATTTCATTATTTCATAGCAAATTACAATCCAAGTGAAGTAAAGAGTTTTGCAGATAGGCGTTGGAGTGCCAACAATGAGAATCTTTATATCAAATTGGAATTCAAACTGGACAAAATTCTAAAACCTGATTATGTTTATATAAACAATAAGTTTAAAACCTTACATAAATTCAATTTTAGGAAAAAGATTCTAAATAAGAAATATGGTTTGCCATTGACAATGACTGAAAATGAAATGACAAATAAACTTGGTTATTATAAAATATGGAATTGTGGATTGTTAAGGTATTTGTGGACTAAACGTCAGGATTGAAAAACAAATGATAACTGCCTTATATTTATAATAATAAGGTTTTTAATTTATGTAAATAATGGCAGAAGAAAAATTGACTATTTTTCAACGTCTTCAAAGGGTTTTGTCAAACGGTGAAACGCAAAAAAACTTCCAAACAAACAATTATAATATTGTTTCCAAAAATTCCGAAATAATTGCAACTGCAAAATCAAAGGAAGAATATGAAAGGAAAGTTTTACAAGCACAACAACAAGCATTGTTGGGCAAACAATGGGTAAAGGCAAATTACGACATATCAGCGCAAACACTGGCTGGTTTAAATGATGTTCGAATGATGTACAGGGATGCCGATTTGATGACCACATTTCCGGAAATTTCAGCAGCACTTGATTTGGTATCGGAAGAGAGCACATTTATAAATGACAATGGTGTGATGATTAACATATCCTCACGTTCTGACCGTGTTAAGAGTATTCTTGAGGATTTATTTGTGAATAGGTTATCCATACATACTATGCTTCCTATGATATGTAGGAGTATGTGTAAGTATGGAAATACTTTTATGCTATTGAACATTGATTCAAAAAACGGTATAATGGGTTGGAAGCAATTGCCTGTTTATGAAATGGAGAGATGGGAAAACGGTCAGAATAGTCCATATGCAACACCGATAGCCAATTTGAACACTGTGGATGAAAATGCACCACAAGATACAAAATTTGTATGGATTGGTCAGAATGAATACATACCGTACAGGAATTGGCAAGTTGCACATTTTAGATTGCTGTACGATTCAATGTTTTTACCATATGGGATCTCGTATTTAAACGGTGCAAGAAGACATTGGAGAATGTTGTCAATGATGGAAGATATGATGCTTATATACCGTCTTGACAGGTCAATTGAAAGGCGTGTGTTCAAGATAAATGTCGGTGCTATTGATGAGAATGACGTACAGGCATATGTTCAGGAGATAGCAAACAATTTCAAAAGAAAACCAATTGTTGACCCATTGACTGGTCAGATAGATTTGAGGAAATCTTTTATGAATGTCACAGAGGACTTCTTCATTCCTACCCGTGATGACAATGCTTCTAGTCCAATTGAAACATTGCAGGGTGCTCAAAACCTCACTGCAATGGACGATATCAAATTTGTTCAAAACAAAGTGTTGACAGCACTAAGAGTGCCAAAAATCATTTTTGAATTTTGAGGAAACTACAGGTGATGGTAAAAACCTTTCCTTGCTTGATGTAAGGTTTACAAGAACAGTCAACAGAATTCAACAAGCATTATTGATGGAACTTAACAAGATTGCCATTATACACTTATATTTAAATGGCTTCCAAGATGAACTTAACAATTTTACTTTGACGATGAATAACCCATCGTCACAGGCTGAAATGTTGGAATTGGAGAACCTTGCAAAGAAGATAACAACAGCAAAAGATGCAGTATCAGACCCAGGTGGTGGTATGCCTCTTACCTCAATGATGTGGGCATGGAAACATATTCTGAAATGGTCTGACAAGGAAATCAAACAGAATCTTGAAGAACTTAGGCTTGAAACGGCACTTGCAGTTGAATTACAGAAAACAATGCAGATTATCAAAAGGACAGGGTTATTTGATACCGTTGACAACATCTATGGAGAACCAGGTGCTGAGTATTCAGAACAAGGTGGTGGTGAAGAAGGTGGACCTGACATGGGTGGAGCACCAGGAGGCGGTGGTGGAATGCCGATTGGTGGTGGTGACTTTGATTTCGGTGACGAAGGAGGAGGTGATATGGACATGGGTGCAGAAGGAGAAATGGATATGGGAATGGCAGCAGAAGAAAACGGCATAGGTGGAGGTCCTGATATGGGTGGTGGACCTGACCTTGATGGCGGTCCTGACCTTGGTTCAGAGCCAAGCCCAAACCTTTCTGATTCAATTTTGAGGAATATGCAGAAGAAACTGATAAATGAAAGAGCAAGAATAAACAAGAAACTGATTGAACAAACAAAAAAGTATTCAGACATTATAGAGAACAACCTTACAGGATATGATAAAATAAAGGAAAGTAAATTAAGAAATGTCGAAATATATGATAAAGCATTTTTCCTTAATGAAGAAATGAACGGTATCAAAAACCAACTTGATAAATTTACAGAAAAAAATGATGTTTTAAAATAATTCCCACTATTTATATAAAAGTACTTAAAGTATAATATCAATGGAAGAATTTAATGATTATTCGCAAAAAGGAAGCGTTTTAATGCAGCAAGCATTGAAAAAATTAGCCGAAGGTGATATTGATGGCTTCGAAAATGACAGAAAAGAAGCCAACAGGTATTTTGATTTGTTTTATAGGCAAATAAATTCAAAAGCAGGACAACTCACACAACTCTATGGGGAATCAAGAAATTTCGGCATAATATATAATGTGTTTGAGCAAAACATGGACAAATTGTTGGGAACTAAAAGAGGAAAGAAAATCATAAAAGAAGGTTATGATTTAATCAAGAACAATAAGATATTGAATGAACAATTCAATATTTATGACATGTTTGAAAAATCAAACAATACTTGTGATACAAAAGATTTTGTCAATGAAACGGTTTCCGTATTAAAAAAATACAATAAAGAGGACATAAAGAAAAATAATGAAAAATTCATCAAGTTCATGAAACGGAATAAACTTGATGAATATATTGAAATACCAGAGGAAATTGAAAATCTTTATGAAGCAATTGAATATATTATTTTAAACAAGAAAAACATTCATAACGTAAATAAGTTTCTGAATGCACAAAACACAATAGTCGAATTCATTGAAAGGAATAAAAATAAAATAAATGAGGGCACAAAAAGTCTTACATTTGAAAACTTCAATGAAAAACTTAATGGGGAACAGAAAGAAATAGACGAAAACATAAATGATGACGAGAAAAAATTGCTTGATTTATTTCTTGACAAAAAAACCAACAAGAAACAGGTTTTTGAGAACTATAAAAACGAAGCCTTATCAAAAATAAAAGAATTGCTAAAAGAATCTGATGAAACCGATAAGGAAGGTTGGAAAAGTGTATATGAGGATATAAATAATAGGAAATATTCGGAAAAACTTTCAGAAAACATAATAAACTGTGCTGAAATGATGGAAATTTGCAGCACTATTGAAGAATAATTAGTTTTAATAACACATAAAATGAAGAGAACAATTAAAATTAGAAAAAGTGAGTTAAAACGGATGATTTCTGAATCAGTCAGAAGAGTGTTAAATGAAGGTCATTCAGATTCAAGTGTATATAATAAATGGCAAGAAGTTCGTCAGCAACTTGGTGATGACACAATGCTGTCAGAGTTATATAACTACTTGTCAGGAGATGACATAGAAGATTTCATTTCTAATGTTATTAGAGAATGGGATTTGGATTATGATGAAGAGGACTATTAATGAAACATATCTGTAAAGAATTACAGTCTTAATTATTATAATTCCCTATTAAAAACCCCAATTTAAATGGGGGGTTTTTTTGTTACCACATTATTACGTTTGACCAATGTTTTTGTATCAATTGCAAATCATGTATTATGTTTGCTATTTTCTCAACTGTTATTTCACTTTTCGATGCACCTTTTTCTATAACCCTTTTGTAAATGTTTTGCAATGACTTCACAATGTTTTCTATTGCATATGTTTCATTATTCAAAACAATTGCTTCATTCAGTTGTTTCTGAACAATCCTTGTTATCATTTCTTGTAAATTATCCTGTTCCATATTCTATTTGTCTATATCTTATTTTATATAAATAGAAAAAATAGAATAAAGTTCCATGATTAAAACCAATTAAGTTCAAACTTTTTAAAAAAGTTAATTAATTTATTGTCTAGTTTGTCTGATAAAGTTTTTAATTTTTCTTTATGTTCATATAAAGTTATGTTGTTTATTTTCGGTTTGAGGTATATGTCATATCTCAAATGTGTTGTTTTTTTGAAACGAACGCTTTTTTCTGCAACGTCAACAGTGAATATGTAATTGCTTTCATAATCAGTATTTGAATTTAGTATTCTTTTTGCAAAAGTTTCAAAATTATTCTTTATTGTCAGGATTTCATTTTCATATGACTTTTTTTTCAACAAAGGTGTTATTCTTACTTTTGCTCTGATAAATACAACATTTGGAAATTCACAATTTTCATTTGTGCTTATTTTTGTTACAAACTTATTATCCTTTTCTAAAAGATATACAACAGGCTTTAATTTAGGTCTTGACATTTTTACTTATAGTAAAATACTATATAGGTATATATAAGTTAAAAAATGTTAATAACCAAAAAAACGGTAATGTTTTTTTAAAAATATATTATATTTATTAATATATAAACATTATTAAAATTAAAGATAGATATGAAACAGACAATTCGGTTAACTGAAAGTGAATTAAGAGATATGATTGAAGAATGTGTCAATCAAACCATGATTGATGAGGGCTTCGGTGGTGCAATGGGTGCTATTGGTGGAATGATGAAAAATAAGGCTCGTCAAATGGGGCAGAATATGATGAATACTGGTAAACAATGGGGACAACGAGCAATGAATTATGCAACAAATAAAGCACAACAAGTAAAGCAAGGTTACGGTGAATTAAAGAAAACAGCACAAATTGGGTCTAACAATCAAGAAGCACAGAAAGCAATTAAGAATGCTGTTCAATCACTTAATAATCTGATTGCTGTTGACCAGAAAATGCAGAATCTTGGTGGTACAGTAATTGGAAACGGTGCTCAGAGACAGGCAATTAACAATTGCATTAGAGCATTAAATGGTGGCGGTAATTCAAGTATTAGTAGTCGTTTCCAAAGCAGACGTGATTCAAGGACAAAACCAGGTGCAAATTTTACCTATGAATCAAGGATGCGTAGATATTATTAATCGAAAAGTAATTTAAGCAAACCTTTATATTTGGGTGCTTTTTCAGTTCTTTTGAACGAAGAAGCATCTTTTGTTTTTGTAATGTTAATGCCATATTTTTCATTTAGTTCATTCGCTATTTTCATAAATTCTATTCCGTGTTCTTTATTGTCTTTTATTCCATTCCATGCAATATAGTAATGTATCATTTCATGAATCATTATTTCACGAAAATCCTGTTCTATATAATCATAACAATCTGAAAATTTAATTTCTTGCCATTTGATTGGGTGTTTTCCCTTTTTATTTTTATTATATACGAATTTCGCCAAAGTGTTTAGCTTATTGAATGTACCAAATTTTGGTATTGGTAATGATTTATTAAAATACATTTTATTGCATTCAATAAAGATTTTTGACATTGTTTTAAAAGTTGCTTCCATTTATTTTGTATTTATGTCACAAAGGTATATATAATATGTGAAACCACCAAAGAAATAATGTTAAAAAAAACAAAAATTGTGGCATTTGCCACAATTATGATAGTTTGAAAGTTGAAACTTTAAGATTTTGTACAGGTTCAGGTTTAAGTACATACCATTCATCACCATCAAAACTGAATTCCCAGAATGTATTACTCATATAACTTGTTCTTTCTGATAATTCTTTGAAACTTTCAGATGTGATGGTTCTAAATCTTAAAATTTTTCCGTTTCTATCGGCAGCACCGTTTACGGTATCAATTGCACGTCTCAATTCAACTTCTGCTTTTGCATTGTTTTTTCCGAATAACGACCTTGTTTCTTTTATATTTGGATTACCGAAAATTTTTACTTTATAAAATGCAAGTCTATTGTCACTAACAACATAATGTTTAGCAACAAAATTCCTACCATTTCTGTCATCTTGTGGGTGTTCGGTTGTTTTATCCAGTTTTCCTGAATGATTTCCTCTACCGTCTTGTCCAGACCATTCATTTCGTCTAAATCCTTCAGGTGTCGCTGTATCTCTATAATACGATTCTTCATTCAATGTTTGTCTAACACATTCAAGAATAAAGCGTTTAAGATAGTTACTTGTCATTGTGTATCAAATAATTTGTTATTTTTTAGAGAATTATATTTCTTTATATATAAATATATCATTCTTTTGAATATTTTTAAATAAGCATAATATTTATATTAAGAAGTTATTCGGGGACAACAGGTATATAATTCCCTATTTATATATAAATAAACAACAAAAACGAACAAATATGAGTAAGTGGCAAGATATAACAATTGACAAGCCGAAAGAGCCTTACAAGCCAAAAAAGCAATTTAAATATGCTTATGGTGATTATGGCTTTGATACTTATGATACTTATATGTACAGTCTTGTTGAAGAAAACCGTGATTTCAGAAAAGATATACAAAATGAGATAGTAATGGAAGAACTCAAGACACAGAATATATTAGGAAATCACATTACTGGTGAAGCAGACAGGACTATAGAGGAAGTTAATGAGAACACTGACACACGTGCTACAGAAATAAAGCAGAAGATACAGGAGCATCACAATTATGTGATAAACACTGTTTATCCTAAGATTCAGGAGATTGACGGTGAGGTTGAAACCATCACAACAAAGGTTGATAGCAACAGAACGGTTATTGATAATATTTGGAATAAAGTAAGAAGTTGGATATAAAAAATATGAAAGACATAAGGTCATATTATAGGGGTTGGATTTACAGGGATAAAGTTCCTTTTATCCCAAGGGAACAACAATGGATTGATTATTTTAATTCAAAGTTTGATGGAATTGACGTGGATGTTGACGTTGATATTGACACGGATGCAATCACACAATCAATCAAGGATGAATTGGAAAGCAGTCTGTGTTGTGTTCATAAGCACATTGAAGAGGCTAAAAAGCATCTATGTTGCGATATATGCTATGCAAAAAAAGACATAAAGAAACATATTGATGAGAAAATTGAGCCAATAATGTTGTTTGAGGAAAACTTCTCAAACTTGAATGAACAGGTTCAGCAAATTTTAGATAAAATAAATTAATAAAAAATATAGAAATGGCAGAGAATGATTTAATCAATGGTGGAAATACTTGTGAGGAAGATGTTGGCAAGGATCCTCAGGAAAAAATTGACGGTGAAGAAGGCAGTGAGGAAAAGAAACCTATGTCAAATCCGTTTGCATATGATATGATTGAAGAGGTTAGGCATATCTCATTAATGACACAGCGTGAGGCAAGTTACAAAAAGACTGCTGAAGAAACTTTTATTCCAGATGAGTTGGGTGATTATACCAAGTCATGGGCGGTTTTCAGGGATAATATTGAAGCACCGACTCCACGTATAATGGAAATTGACGGTTATAAATCAGAAGAGGAAATTTCTGACGGTGAATAAAATATGGAAATAATAAATGGTGGCAAAAAAAACCACCATTTTTTATTTCAATAAAGTGTCAATAATTTCTTTTGTGTGTTCATCAGAACCATACAATATGAAATTGTTCAAATCATTGTTTGATGTGAATTTCAATTCTGTGTCATGGAATATTCCTATTAGGTCATTTGTCAACATTTCAAGTATTTTGTCTATATTTACCTTATCATCAATAAAATATTCTTTGACACGGTTTAAAAGAATATTGTTCAAGATTAAGTTGAATTCTGCTTTTATATCATTTTTTGCTATTTTTAGGATGAAGACATCTTCATCAGGTGCTCCAAGTTCCTTTTTTCCTTTTCCTATTGTTATATCATCAAGTCTGAATATAACATATTCATTTGTATATCCACGTCTGAATTTTGTGTGAGTGAAACCTTTGTATAGAATGATATCATCATTAATGTCTTCGATTAATTTTTCAATGTCATCACAATACATTTTGGCATCTTTCTTGGATATTGTTCCAAACAATCGTGTCAACCAATAAGGTTTTATTTCACGGTATTCCTCACGTTTGTCACCGTTTTTAATCAAGTCATACCATTCTTTTTTAAGAACCAAATCAAGTATTTTCATAAAAATCTCCTTTCTTAAATGTTTTCTAGTTCAGACAACAAGTCATTTTCTATAATAATATTATTTTTGTTGTTATTATTCAAACTTATTACATTGTCATTTTTGTGAGTATCTTCATCTATTTTTGTCATATATTGTAACTTCATTTTTAGGACATCCATATTTGTTATTCTTTCTGTTGGTGTTTTTCCTAAAACATTACAGACACATGATTCAATATATACCATTTCGTTCAATATCAACATTGGGTCTTGCAAAGCACCTGTAGACTTTATTTCCTTTTCTGATATAAATCCAAGTTTGTTTTTTGCTCTTGTGTATGCAACATACATTAGGTTTTTTTCCTGTGTTTTTTCCCAATCTTTTACAGCCAGTTTTGATGGCATTGACGAATGACAAAGAATATAAACATTTTCTGATTCAAGACCTTTTGCTTTATGTATGGTTGATAAACAAACACCGTCAGAATTTTCCTTGAAAATTGTTTTAATGCGGTTTATTAACTCTTGTTTGTTTTTGCATCTCTCTGCTATTATGAGCATTGCGTTGATGGCATCAAATTTTTCTATTATGTGTGAGGATAATGTTGCATCATCAAAATCCAAACCTCTTGTTTGCATCAATTTGTTTCTTTCATTGAAAAGTTTATCAAATAATCTCACAAACACACCATCACTT